GGTAACTTCGTGGCGCAAAATTTTACTAGGCACAAATTTACAAATGGATTTACATTGCTTACAAACCGACCTTTTTAAAAATTAGTGACCCTAATCAGGGCGGTATATTATACCATATTTATCAAGATACGCTATTGTAAATAAAAGTAGCATTATCAGATTTACACTATGGCTCTTATCACTAGAAAAGAAGCAGCAGAGAAAATGGGTGTGACTATACAAGCGGTTTACATGGCGATTAAGCAAGGTCGCCTTACAGCAATGGAAGATAACCAAGGAAATATTGTTATTAACAGCGACACTATGGTTGCAGAGTGGAATAAAAAGTCTGCATTTAGGCAGATGAAGACGAATCCACAAACATCAGCACCAAAACGTAAACGATCTTCGGCTACATCGGACTTAATACCAGAATATGAAGAAAGTAGAGCTAGAACAGAACATTTAAAGGCTGAGTTACTTGAGTTAGAACGAAAAGAAAAAGAAGATAGTCTTGTACCTATGAAAGAAGTACAGCAGAAGTGGACTGAAGTTATCACAACAGCTAGGACTAAATTGTTAGGAATATCATCTAAAGCAAAACAACGATTACCTGATTTAGATACAAATGCAGTTAATTGTATAGATGACATTGTTAGAGAAGCATTAGAAGAATTAGCTACTGCATGAGCAATCTTTTAACTTTAGAGCAAAGTGCATTTGGAAGTTTTAAACCTCCTAAGAAGTTAAGCCTTAGTGATTGGGCAGATCAACACGCATACCTTTCCGCAGAAAGTTCCGCAGAGGGAGGCCGGTGGAAAACATTGCCATATCAAAAAGGGATGATGGATGCAATTACTAATCCTGATATAGAACAAGTGACGATAATGAAATCTGCAAGGGTTGGATATTCTAAGATTTTGAATCATGTGATTGCATATCACATTCACCAAGACAGTTGCCCCATTATGGTTGTGCAACCGACTATTGAGGATGCCACAGGTTATTCAAAAGAAGAGATTGCACCGATGCTTCGTGACACAAAATGTTTACAAGGTTTAGTAAGTGATGCAAAAGCAAAAGATGGTCAGAATACACTTTTACAAAAACAATTTCCGGGTGGCACATTATCTTTGGTAGGTGCTAACTCACCAAGAGGATTTAGAAGAGTTAGTAGAAGAATAGTTTTATTTGATGAGATAGATGGCTACCCTGCATCGGCTGGTACTGAAGGAGATCAGATAAAGCTAGGTATTAGAAGAACAGAATATTATTGGAATCGTAAAATTGTATCTGGCTCTACCCCAACTGTAAAAGATTTTTCTCGTATAGAGAAAATGTTTTTACAGACTAACCAGCAGCGTTATTACTGTCCATGTCCTGAGTGTGGTCATATGCAATATTTAAGATGGGCGCAGTTTAAATGGGAGAATAATGATCCTGATAGTGTTAAATATCAATGCGAATCTTGCAATCACCTAATACCACATAATAAAAAAAGATGGATGGTAGAACGTGGTCGTTGGCAGGCAACAGCACCGGGAAAATCTAAGCACGTTGGTTTTCATATCTGGGCTGCATATTCATATTCACCAAATGCAAGTTGGTCTAATCTTGTAGAAGAATTTTTATTGAGCAAAGATGATCCAGAACAACTAAAAACATGGATAAATACAATTTTAGGAGAGACATGGGAAGATGAATATCAAGCAAAGGTTGGTGCAGATGCTTTGATGATTAGAGCATCAGAAGCAACATATGAGAGAGCAAAACCATCAGAAGAAGTTTTATTTTTAACTGCTGGAATTGATACACAGGATGACAGATTAAGTTTGTCTGTTTTTGGTTTTGGTAGAGAAGAAGAAATGTTTTTGATAGATCGACAAGTTTTGTATGGCTCACCAGCTAGAGCAGATGTATGGAAACAGTTAGATGAAGTTTTGCTCGGTAAATTTAAGAACACAAAAGGAAAAGAATTAAAAATTGAAAGTGCTGCGATTGACACAGGTGGTCACTTTACACATGAGGTCTATCAGTACGTCAGAGAAAGATCACATATTGGTTTAATTGGTATTAAAGGTGTTGGTCAGAAAGGAAAACCAGCTTTAGGTAAGCCATCAAAGGTAGATATTAATTTTACTGGTAAAGCATTAAAGAAAGGAGTGCAATTATTTCCTGTTGGAGTAGATGTTATAAAAACAACTCTTAGTAACAAGTTAAAAGACGCAAGTATAGGTCAAGGGTACATACATTTCTACCCGACAATCACACCAGACTATTTTCAAGAGCTAACAGCAGAAAAACAAGTATTGAAGTATAAAAATGGTTATCAAGAACGTGTTTGGGTCAAAAAAAGCAATGCTAGGAACGAAGCGTTAGATGAAATGGTCTATGCGTGGGCTGCATACCAAAGATTGCTGCAAAAATATGATCGAAGAACTATATATGACCAGTTTGAAAGAAAAATTAACCCTAATATGCCTCTAAAGGAGACTAAGGTAGACTTAAATCAAACTAAATCGGCTAAAAAGTCGAATTTTGTCGCTAATTGGTAAAAAAAATGGCTATTCCACAAACTATTCGAGCAGGGGATTTTATCCAATGGAACATTCCAGCGAGTCAAGATTATTACGGAAACTCTATAAGCAGTCCAGATTGGTCGGTTGTTTATTATTTAAGAACAAACACAGGGCCAGTTGGATCTACAATCAGTAGCTCTGCATATAATGATGGTTTTAAGTTTGAGATTGCTAGTAATGTTACTGCAACATTTACGGCTGGTAATTGGTATTACCAAGCAGTTGCTAATAAGTCAGGAGCAGAAAAACAAACAATTTATACTGGATCGTTTGAGGTTTTAAAATCTTTAGAATATTCTGGTACTGCTTTAAATTACGATGGCAGATCTCAGGTAGAAAAAGATTTAGAAACAATACAAACAGCTATTAGAAATATCATTAGTGGCGGTGCAATACAGGAATATAAAATAGGAACACGAAATGCTAAAAAATATGAGTTATCAGAGTTAATAATGTTAGAAGCGAGATACAAAGCAGAACTTGTTAGAGAAAAACAAGCAGAATTAATTGATAATGGTCTTGGTAATCCGAGAGCAACTTTTGTACGTTTTAACGAGGCATACTAATGGGAATACGATCTAACATCGCAACTGCTGTAAAAAGAGTGCTTGGGTTTGGTAGAAATGCCAGTAGTTTAGGAAGTCTTAAAAGAGCATATCAAGGTGCATTAGTTTCTAGGCTTACTTCCGATTGGATGAGTAGCCAGTTGAGTGCCGATGCCGAAATAAGGAATAGTTTGCGTAAGCTAAGAGATAGATCAAGAGAATTAGTAAGAAACAATCCTTATGCTAGACAAGCGAAGCGTACAACACAAATAAATATTGTCGGTACAGGGATGAAGTTTCAATCTCTTGTATTACAACAAAGAGGTGGCAAAAGAGATCAAAGAGTTAATAGCTTGATTGAAGAAAAATGGGCTGAATGGTCACAGGCTGATAGTTGTGATTGTGCTGGTAAGTATTCCTTTCA